GCTTTGCCCAGTTTGGTCCGCCAGATACTGTTTCTCTTTCCAAACAACTACTTGGTAAATATACTGCACTCGGTCCCACTCCACTAGGTGCTGATGGTGGCAGAACTAATCTAACTAGTAATCTATTTTACAACAATGAGTTTTTATATCCCCAAGCTGTTGTTAATTCGGCAACTCATTATCATCATTTAATATCTACGGAAGGAGCAGCAGCATATGTTTCTCGTGAAGCATACAGTGGTGAAGGCAACACAATTGTAGCATTAGGTCAGCATGAGTTTATGACAAAAAGTCAGAGAACTGATTTACAAGTTAAAAACTTCTGGCAAGGATTTAAAATTATTGATGGACAGCGTCTTGACAGTAGAGGTATTGATTTACATACCCAATATATTGCTGATGATGGTTCTGGCACTGCTACGGATACAGTCCAGCGTGTATGGTTAGAAATCCTCCGATTTGCCAGATTAGAAAATGGAATGTTAAATACCTTCTATTCGTAAATCAAAAATAATCGGATTGGCATAAATAATATATATATAATTGCCACTCCGATTATTTTATCTTTTTTAATGTGTTTTTATTTTCCAATTTTAATATATAATAATATATTAAATATGGATTATGCTGATATTCAATTGCTGGAATGTAATAGGCAACAATCTATTCAAGGAATAAATAACAATGATACTCAACCAGCAGTTTTTACATGTAAATTAGGTCAAGGTGTCAAACTAGGTGCTGGTGATACAGTAGAAATATTAAATGCTTTTATTTCAGAAGATGGATGTGGTGGTGAAAATGTAGAGTTTATTGGTGATTTTATTTATACAGATAATGGTTACGATGAACAAGGTAATGAAGCAGAAATTGTAACAATTGATTTAGAAGTTACTAATGTTTTAATCACAACAAATACATCAGATGTTAAAGATTTTCAACACAGAGCAAAAACTGTTGTTGATAATGGAAAAGGTCTAAAAATAAATACAATTGTTACAAAAAAAATAAAAGATAATGAAACATTTGTTGAGCAAAGATATTATAAAAGTAATAATGGTGAAGGTTGTTTATATCAGCCAAGGAGATTTACAATGTCATTTGTTGGTGGAAATAAGTTTGCTTCTGCTGCACAAAATACATTGTTCCCAATGATTACTTTTTTTGAGAAAAAAGATGATGAAGAACAAGGTGTTGGATTTTTTAAAGTTCCAAAATTATATACATTTAAAGTTGCTGCTTGTGATTATTTCTTATATACATCTGGTGGTCCCAATACTTTTTGGAATGAACCGACATTCACAACAACTGAACAATGGTACAGACCAAGAACAGATAACAAAAGATTTACTATGTTTATGAGGGACCAAAATTATAAATTAAGAAGTGAAGCTGGAACTGTAACAGACCCAAAAGACCCAGATAAAACAATTAACTGGTTAGATTATCAAACATTTTTATTAGATAATATTGCATCAACTGATTATGTAGAATATATACAATTAAAAAAGTTAAGTGTTGATGCTGGTTTTACAACTCCATCTAATATTGCTGCCCAAGTTACAGAACAGCTACAACAGAATGTAAATTATACTACATCAGAGGGTAATGTAATTACACAACCAGAAGTATTAAAATGGGACCATGAGTTTGATGGTGGTGCTGGTATTGGTGAGCAATCTTATGAAGTATTTGCTGCCACAACAACTGAAACATATTTTCCAATTGAAAGTGGTGGAATGGGTAGAAATGATAATGAAACTTTTTTAGATGTTCAATCGGCATTCGTTAAATTAAATATTGATACACAAGCAAATAATTTAACAGATGAAGAAAAATTATCGTGTATTAATTATATTGGAACAACACAATATATTTTCGTGAAAAGACCAGAGATGTTTATTGCTGGGAGAAAATTACACAATTATGAAAGCACAATTTTAACAAATACAATAAATGTAAAATCATATATAGCAAACCAAATAATAAAATCAAATCCAGATGTTCCATTAATTACTTCTTTTGAATATAATACAGTTAATTTACAAATGTTAAGTGATTTATTCAAAGCACAAGATGCTTATGCTAATGAATTAGGAATGGGAGATGACAGATTTTTACATATGAATTGTCGGACATCAACCAATTTAGGAACAACAGTTTTGGGTTCTGATGGTTATATTAATGATGGGGTGGCAGCAAACACAGAGTTTCATACATCAGCACCAATCCGATTTAAATACCAAATAGATAAAGAAGATATTTATAATGATGGAATGCAAGGAACTAACGATTTATCATTTGGTTTTGCTACAAGGAATGTTGGCACAGTAACAGCAAATGGTGATACGATTGATACGATTGTTGTACATCCAGAATTGGCAACATCTATTGTTGGCGGTGGTTGGAATATTCCAGAATTGTTTGATGGTTTTGCTGTGCTAGGTGGTCACACAATTCCAGCTAATTCAGTTATAGTTGGATGGGATAAACATGCAATGAGTTTTGGTCAAGTAATTATGTCAAGTATGAATGGATTAGCATATGGACCACCAACATCATTAGTTAATAAAAGCACAACGGACCAAGCATCAACATATGTAAATACTGGGTCGGATTATGCCATTCAGAATAAAACACCAATAAATAATACCGAAGCAGCATGGGGTGTTAATCATCAAAGAATTACAGACTATTTAAACTTCCGATACATCGGTGCCAATAATCCATCATTAGAGTTCAATGATTTAACTGGTTCTTTTGGTTTTAAATCTTTACATACAGCAGAAAATGTTAATCAACCTTGGGATGCTGGAAGAGTTACCACAGTAATAACACCAGCAGTTCCAAATGTATCAGCAGCAGTAACTGCTCAATCAAGCACTCCAATCAGTGCGGAGGCAGCAACTGAATGCTATAAAATAAATAAAAGATTAAGATATAATGATTATACACCAGATATGAAACCTTATAATGTAGATTATCCACAAAAATTAATTTATACTGCTGGACCAACACCAGAGTTTTTACCAGTAACTATGACATTATTAGAGAAAGGTGGTGTATTTTCCACTAAATTAGATGATGCCCCAACCTCTATTGCAATAGCCAATCAAAATATTGAAGACGGTGCTTTATTTGATGCTCATTGTGGTGTATTCTTAAACATAGGTAAAACTTGCCCAGAAAGATATTGGAAACAATCATTCTGGGGAATACTTGGTTTCACTTGGGACCAGTTCCATCCCAAAAAATCTACATTATTAAATAATCAACAGATTAGAGTTGGAGAAGATACCATGTTTTCTATGAAATATGCCACAACAAATTGTCAAGTAGTTGTATCAGATTTAAAAGATTACCCAATTCAAGTATGGGGTGGAATTAATTATTCAACACAGATTGCTGTACCGATGTGTGTTCAAACACAAAATCCAGATATTAAAGTTGGTTATGGATTAAAATACAAACCATTTATAATTCAGAATACACAATCTATAACAACCAGAGGTCAGAGAATACCAAAACTAATGACCAGACCTTATTATACAATTAGGTCAGATATTTTAGATGCTAATAAATACATAGGTGGTCACACTGGTGGAATTAAATTAAGTTGTTTAGGTGTTGTAGATAAGATGAATGGCGATGGTGATTATTATTTTACAGAAAATGCTGGAATGGCATTCACAATTACAAATCCAATAACTTTAACAACTATAACAACGGCTATATGTGACCCAAATGGTAGATTGGCAAATGTAAATGAAAACAGTGCTGTAATATATAAAATAACTAAACAAGAAAATACTGGCAAGTTTGACATTGTAAATCAAATATTGCAACAAGAACAAAACCCAAAAAAATAATATATATATAATATAAATGGAAGAAATTGTGAAATTATATCATGAAAAATACCCTAAATATTCTAAACTAGTTGTTAATAGAAATGTTATTGAAGGTATTTGGGTTATGGGAAATAACTATACAACCAAAACAACTTTATACGGAGCATACCCATATGGATATTTAGAAAGAATATACAGTATGTTTCCACTGATACCAAATAAATCATTACATCTATTTGCTGGTTCATTACCAGATAGTGATGATTATGATAAGGTAGATTATAATGTAGGAATTGATGCAGAAGCAATGGGTGATATATTACCTCATAATTTCTATGAAAGAATATATGCCGACCCTCCATATTCTGTTGAAGATTGTGACCATTATGGATGTTGTATGGTAAAAAGAAACTTGGTTTTTAAAGAATGTTTTAAGATAATGAAAGAAGATGGAATACTGATTTGGTTAGACCAAGTATTACCAAACTATAAAAAGGTTGAATGGGATATTATCGGAAGAATAGGAATGGTAAAATCAACCAATCACAGATTTAGAGTTGTAACAATATTTCGTAAAAAATCAAAATAATCGGAGTGGCAATTATTATATATATTATTTATGCCAATCCGATTATTTAGTTAAAATCAATTAAATACTTTCCATATTTTATTTCTAATTTATTTTGATATGTTTTTTTATATTCAGCCTTCTTTTCTAATTCCCTTGCAGTTTGTTTTGATATAGTTGGATTTAAATTAAATATTTTATCTTGATGATTATTAAGACCTTTACAAGCACGGCGTACTGATGGTATGTCACCATATGGTTCTATGT